TATCATTCAGATTCCTTGGTCACACTTCGCCCTAGCGGGGCGAAATAGATAACATCATTCGAGTTCGAACAGTCACATAGTATTACAACATTACAGAGGCGGTTGGCCTGTACCTCGAGTTGCGTCTTCATCCAGCGGCGGCTAATATAATATATACTACCATATATATTAGCTTGGGTTATTAACCCTCATTTTGCTTATTCTTTATCTTCAAACATCTAAACCGTAAGTCTTTACGATCTGCGTCCTGTTAAGGATAGTAAATGAGTGCTTGCTTCAGCGGCAAGACTTCCGTCCCTCTTTTTATCGAGTTGTCACTAGGCACCCGAGCTAGGCCGGTGCGAGCCAAATCTGATTATTTCTTTAAAATGTGTGAGCCATGTACGCGGACCGAGATTTGTCCATTATAATAGTCTTTGGATTCAAGTACTTTCTGGGAAAACTGCTCCCTAGCTTCGACGTAACTACATTCTGCCTTACTTGAACAATAAAATAATATCTCTCTTTTAAAATGTTCTTTGCCTATTTGTTCTATATCTGCGGTTAATTCTTTACTACTGCCATAATATTCTTGCCAGTCACTGTCTATTTTGCTTCTAATTTTTTGACGTTTCTTTTTACCATTCTTTAATTTTACTACTTTATACGTTGTTTTACTAAATTTTGCTAATTTCTTGCCTATGTATTTTCTATTGTTTGTTAAATTGGTAATAAGGTATACAAACCCTACGCAATCATCTGGGAGTTCTGTTACTATCTGGTTTTGATAAACCCATTGCATTTAATTTTCTACGTCTTTTAGTTTTTGTAACAGCTTTTAATGGAGTTCCAAGTTTTGGAGGATTCCAAGTTAAATGATTTCTTTGAGCTTCTTGACTCAATTCTATCATTCGTTTTAGATGTTCCCTCATATTCCGTAAATGTTTCCTAAGTGGTAATCCAGGACGGGATCTAACACTTTTAAATTCGAGGAATATGTTATTATAATTATGCAGATCAATTATCATAGGTATAAATTCTGAATATGCCTGTCTGTAATCGCCAAATGCATCAATTAACGTAGTCTGCTGTGTTGCTGTAGCTTGTGAATCCACCTTCTTTTACCACCCTTAATACATTGTTAACACGCCCTACTAACTCATCTTTATGACTTATTAGGTAAATGTTTTTGTTTCTTTCCCTAACCATTTTCTTCAAAACAGCTAAAGCACTCTCTACTCCTGCGGCATCCATGCCTGCATCAACTAATTCATCTATAAACAATAAATTAATATGTTGATATAACCCTTCCCATACATCTCGGAACGCAAAGCTCATACTTAATATTAATCTATTACGTTCTCCCCTACTTAAATTATCAAAATCTAAATCTTGACCCAACTGTGTGATCTCAACAGTCAAGTCATTTAGGAATTTAACTTGATGTGGTAGTCCTAACTTATCAATATAGTAAGTTAACCTTTTGTTAAGATAACTTAAATTTTGATCAATGATCTTTTTACGTATAAAGCTGTCTTTGTTTGTTAATAACTTTAATAGAAACTCTTGATGGTCTCGTAATTTAACTAAATCATTAACTGTATCCCAAGTTATTTCTTGTATAGCAGTCTTTTTAAGTTCTTCAACTTGTTCTGCATACGGATTATTTTCATCTGCACGTTCTGTTAGTTTAAGTTCTAATGCTTCTAAGTTATTTTTATGGCCCAATGCTTCTGCTTCAGTTTCATAAAACGGGTTGGGACGTAGAGGTTGCTCGCCTATAACTTTTAGCTCTGATATTATTTTATCATGATCGCTTTTAATTTTTTCTAAGTATGTAGTTGCTTCTGTTATATGATTGTTTACAGACTTAGTCATTTCTTCATGCTTATGATCATGTAAATCTTGTTCACATGCAGGGCATTGTTTACTACTTAATGTGTTTAATTCATTTAGATATTTGTTAAGTGTTTTTTCACCTTGTATAGCAGCTGATTCTAAAGTTGATTTTTGTTTTTGTAAACTTGTAATCTTAGTGTTATTGTCTTCCCATGTTTTTAAATCAACATGAGCTTGTAATTCTACGTCTATGTCTACAGTTAATAAGGTGTGTATTTGATTAACTAGTTTGGTTAAATCACTTTCTTTTTTAGTTTCCCAAGCATTACTGCGTACAATTAAACTGTCAATACTTTTTTGTACGTTTTCATTGGCTTTTTTAATTGCTTCAATGTTAGCAGTTTCTAATTGTATACTATCTTTAGTTTCTTTGACATTTGCTTTTAACGCTTCGGCTTTTTCACTTAATAACGTAATACCAAGTAATTGTTCAATGATTTCTCTTTGTTCATTGGCACGCATACTTAAGAACGGTTCTGTGTAAGTGTTTAATGCCACTAGATGTTTAAACATAGTGTGTGACATTTCAAGCATTTGTTCAATAGCTTTTTGTGTTTCTCTACTATCGCCTTGACTGTCATCTTCATCTTCAGTTTTTAACTGATTGTCATTTACATATAATCTAAGTATATTAGGTTTACGTCCACGTTCAATGCGATATTTGTTACCGTTCTTTTCAAATTCAACCGTAACTAACATTCCTTTAGTATTAGTTTTGTTAATTAAGTTTTCTTTTCTAATATTAGTAAGTGCTTGACCATATAATGCGTAACTTAATGCATTAATAATAGTTGTCTTACCTGTACCGTTACGTGACCCAGTGTCATCTCCACCAAGATCCAAGTTAGCACCTAATACTAGTGTAAGTTGATTTTCTTCAAAGTTCACTGCTTGGGTTTGTTGTCCCACGCTCATAAAATTTTTAACAGTTAAATTATTAAGTTGAAACATTATAGATCGTTATAAATTTGTAGTAATGTGTTTTTATCAAACTGTTCGCTTTCAATGTTAACTAAACTGTCAGTAACAATTTGATCAACACTTTCAAATAATCCTTCTGGGTTATCATCAACCACGCCATCTAAATTAGTTTTATCTTGTATTAAACTAATTTCTCTAATATCATAATTTTTAGTAAATTCTTCTTTAATATAGTTTGCTTCTTCAAAACTAATATCAATATCTAAGTTAACTTTGAAATGCATCTTGCTTTTCATAATAGAATCTTTTTTATCTATTAGTTCACTTAGTTTAATTGTACGATACTTAGGACAATTGTCCCAGTTAATAAATTCAGGCTCTCCGCCCCATTCTAATATCATCATGCCTCGATCATCATCACCTGCATCAGCAAAATTATGAGGAAAAGCATTACCAATGTACCAAATACGTTCTTTATTTTGTCGTTTATGAAAATGTCCGCTGAAAACATAATCCTGATGCGTGAAATGTCCAGGACTTAATTCTCCATGGTCTGGCATTTGTACCATAGCGTTCATATAAAACAGTGGTAATTCAAAATGACCAAACATATATTTGCTCTTAATCTTACCAATAGTTTTCCATTCGTCCCCGACTAACCACGGGACAAGTGTAACATCACCCTGAGTCATAACACTATCTACAATAGTAACTCCAGGAACGTGCCGACCAAACGCACTAGAATGAATATCACGTTTATCTTTATAAAATAAGTCGTGATTGCCGGGAAACCAATAGAACTGTTCAAAGGCGGCACCTAATTTTTCTAAGCACCTAAGACTAGAATCCAAGGTAAACAGGTTCAAGCTGTTTCTATTATGACTCCAGTCACCTAAGAAGATACAAGTCTCGCAATTGTTTTCTTTTGCGTTTTGTATAAACCAATCTACAAATTCCTCACAGTCTTTTAAGTGACTGCTACTGTTACTTTTCAAACCGAAATGTATATCCGTAAAACACGCTACCTTTTTAAACAGGTTCATAATGTTGTTATTCTCCTACAGTGAGTATAACGTGTTTGTACTACAAAAGTCAACTTAAAGATCTTCGTTTTCCACTTCTTCAGCTTCTTCGGGGTCTTCTTCGGATTTTGGCATACGCATATTTTTATAAAGTTCCGCTTGTCTAGCAATCTCTTCTGCGTATTCTTGACTATTTTGCCTTGTAAGACTTGGGGTTAGTCCAGCTTCTTCAAGTAAATCATCACGAATATTTTGACTTTTCTTCTCAATATTTAGAATTCTAGTGAACGAATTAGTTACAGCTGCGGTATAATAAGCAAACGGATTTTCACTTTTTGACTCGTCAAATTGCAATCCTATTTGACTTAACTGTAGTATAGCTTGTCCTTTCATCTCGTCAATGTACGTATAACCACGCCAATTTGAGCGTTGTGCGTAGCGTTCACTTAACTTGATATACATCTTTCCTAAGTTTTCTGTAATACGACCATGGTCTTTATTAAACTTACCAGTCTTCATTCCGCCCTTCCAATGGCTTTTTCCAACGCATATTAGCTCGTCTTCGT